TGCCAGCGATCCCCTCGGCTTCAGCGAAGGAATCGAATTTCTAATGTCGCAGGGCAAAATGATAGCTCTGCTCCCGATCGAGAAATGGCTAGAAGACCTCGAGCATGCCGATGTGGTCGGCCCTTTCCTTGACCCAACTCTTTATCGCGAATACCTACGGAGCGGTCGGGACAAGATGCTCAAGAGTGTGGCTCGTGTCCTACCTGTGGATGGCAAATGTGGATTGGGCTTACGCATAGCTGTTCAACTGGAATTTCACCATCAGTACCCGGACTGACATTCTTTAGCTTCGACAGTCCGCGCATTGGTTTGCTGCCATGGGGATAATTCAATGACCACCCAGATTTCCGGCACCGACGCCGCCTTACAGCAAGCCTCCGACGACCTGCACGAGACGCAGTTGATTGCTCAGGCGGCATTGGCAAAGGCTGCTGCTGCTTGTGACGCTGCGCAACAGATGTTCGAGGACGCGGACGCTTTCATCAAGACCCTTCACGCTAGCTGGCCGCTAACAGAAAAGGAGCATCAATGAGTTTTCTCCCGCTTTCACCCGCCGGTCGGCGCTATGGGCGCTACCCAGATAATCCATTCCTGCCAGCCAAGAAGCTGCTGGCGCTGCCTGTCGATCCAACCATCGTCCTGCCGTCCAAAGCCTCCACGTCGCAGTTTATGGGTCCAATTCGCGATCAAGGCAACGAGGGCTCTTGCACTGGGCAGATGAAGGCCGAAATCCGCGATCTGCTCTACCGCGCCCAGTTTCAATATGAAGCAAACAAGACTGTGCCAGCAGCGCAGTTCGAGTCCAGCGCGGAGTTTGCTTACCTGACGAACTTGATCTATGACGGCGATCTCGGCCAAGATGCAGGTTCAACAATCCACACCGCATTTATCACGCTCAACCGGCAAGGCGTCTGCCTTGAGTCGCAGATGCCGTACAGTGACGATCAGTACTCGACACCGCCTACCGATAAGCAATACGCTGATGGTCTGGTTTACAAGCCGGGAGCCTACCACTCGTTACCTGACCTGCAAACGATGAAAAGCTGTATCGCTTCGGGCTACAGTTTCGGGTTCGGCATCAACGTGTACAGTTCGTTTGAGGGCGCGTGGGCGGAGCCTGGATTCATGCCCATGCCCGACCCAACTACCGAGCAACTGCTTGGCGGTCACGCGCAGCACGGCATGGACTATGACGACATCATCAAGTTTCCAGACGGCAGCAAAGGCGGCATCCTCGTGCAGAACTCATGGGGCGAATCGGACATTTGGCCTATGGGAATCTCAGCGCCGGGGCGCACGGACGGAGGGTGCTACTGGATGCCCTATGCCTTCTTCACCGGGAGTGATCCCGCGAATGGGCCGTTCGTTAGTGATGCGTGGATGGTCCATTTGGGCAAGGTATGGAAGTGAGAGGCGCACAATGAAAAGCTGGCGGGACTTCTTCATCGGCGTAGGAATCGGCATCGTCCTGACAGGTGCCTTCGTGGCCTGTCTGGCGGCAAATTTATTCGGCGCCCTCGACAAAGCAATGAATCTGTTTTTCTAAGGAGAACCAAATGCACAAACTCGCAATCGCACTACTGACCACGCTGGCGCTGCTGATCCTCGCTCCGCCGGTGAACGCGCAAACGGGAATTTCTGTTGAAACCGGCACGGCGGCAATGGTCGCCCACCAAAACGGTCAAACAGCCGCTGCTAACCTGTCTTGGGTAATCGTTCCCGTCTACAATTCCTCGCCCGATGTGAGTGGGTACACCAATACCTGCGGTATTCGCAGCGATGCCTTCGTGCCTGCCTCGCCATTTGCGTGGGGCTATTACGGAGCCGGGGTGGATTGCACACCGACAAAGTGGCTAAACAAGCTCGGCGGAAAGCTACTCGTACCGACCGATTCAATTCACCTTGAGTTCAACGGGACTGTTGGCGCGTACAACCCGAATATCGGAAATTCGCATGTTGCGGGTATGGTTGGAGGGACCGTGGCGTGGGCGCTCAACAGCAGCGGCACGATTACCTGGAATGCTCTCGGTTGTGATTACATGCTTGGGGTCAGCCCTGCTGCTTGGGGATGCACCACAGGCGTAAGCTTCGGACCGTTTGGTGGAAATAATGCGCAATCGGCGAAGTCAATAAAGGCCAATCGTGCGATGTACGCGATCAAGCACGCGGTGAAGCGGTAAACTAAGTTTGGGAGCGGGTGGGTAGCGCGTGGCTGACCAGCATTGCGGCAGTGGAACCGGCTCTTCCTTTGGCCCCGGCCAATGCACAGCGGACAAGGCTTTAGCTGCTCCCAAAAGTTTGCGCGGCGGGGCGGATTGACGCCTCATACTTTGCTTCACACACTAAGGCAGCCGGAATTGCCCGGCCCGCGCAATCCATCATTAAAGGCAGGTGATGTGCAGTGTACGGCTATACGCCACCTGAGAACGCGCCCCGTAGCAGCCGTATCGGGATGCGAATAGGAACGGCTGGAGACCCTGTATGACCATGCAGACCAGCAGCAACGGCTACGCGCTGATTGAGCAGAACGAGAGCTTTATCCCTGTTGTCAAGCCTGACACCGGCGGCAAGCTCAAGATCGGCTACAGTCACGATCTGCTCCCCGGCGAGTCGTTTCCTAACGGCATCACGCAGCAAGCGGCGCTGGCCCTGCTGCATGAGGATGTGGCGAAGATCGAACCATGCGTGAGCGCGTCCGTGCCGCCTGATTGCACCCAGAACCAGTACGATGCCTTGATCGACTTCACCTATGAATGCGGCCTGGGGGCGCTGCATAAGCTCCTGAGCCACGGCTGGTCACAGGTCACGATCCAACTGCCCCACTGGAACAAGGCGCATGTCAATGGCATCCTCGTAGAGCTACCGGGCATGACGGCGCGGCGGGCGGCAGAGGTCCATTTGTTCAATTCTGTGTGAGAGGAGGTCGCGTACAGCGCCAGAGCAGGCAGGAGGCCGAGCGATTCGGCCTCTTCGCGTTTAGCGGATCAGAGGATGCGATATTCCGGCCATCGGGAGCAGTAAGTAGATGAGCCAGATCACGAAAATCAAGGCCACAATCACCTGGAGAATGGTTTTAGTTTGATGAAATAGACAGGGCGGCGAATTTTCTATTGTCACATCGTGATATGTCGTGTATTCTTAATTGACAGCTATCCGACTCATGAAGGGCATCGAAACTGATATGGCGACTGAGAGCCGTGAATTCCGACAGCTTGTGAAACGGTGCGATACGCTTCGAACTTGGTTAAAAGAGAACGCACCAGACTGCGAAGAAAAGCAGTTACATCTCGAAGAGGGCAGCCAAGAGCGAGTATATTGGCACTACGGCTACATGGTTGCCCTTCGAGATGCGGTGCGGTTAATAAGCGGTCAGAGCAGCTTTGTAATCACTGACCACAGCAAGGACAATTCGACTTCGATCCCGTCGGCTTAGCCGGGTGAACGGTGTTATCCAGTCCAGGGCTGAAGTCGTGGTAGAGATAGCATTCCTTGGCGAACGCTGCCTCTGCTGTTGGGAGGTAACCGAACTTGAATTGCTTGTAGCTCCCGACCCATTGCTGGAGGCGCGCTGCAATGTCAGTGTCCGAACGGCCAACATACGAAACGATGAAGGTGTTGTCCGAGTTTGTGTGCCCAAGCGCGTATGCGCCAGGATTTCCGTTGCTGGTTACAGTTGTGAGGATTTTATCCCCGCTGAGGGTGTAAGGCCCCGAAAGGCCAGTGCTTGCCATGGTTAGGCTTCACTTTCTGGAACGAGGGAGGGATGCCATCTAGGCGTGGCTATCGAAAAGCGCGGTGATGACTTATGCCAAGTGAAGAGATCGTGCCATTGTTCCGGGCTGGAAAGCTGCATTCAGGGCGCGGAAAACGCGGCAAAAATGGCAAGCGGAAGAAGGGAAAGATCGTCCGTAACCCAAGGCAAGCGAAAGCGATCTTCCTTTCGTATCTGAGAAAAGAAGGCAAGATCGGCCCCCAAAAGAAGAGGGGCAAAAAGAAAGTCCAGCGCAAGCGGGTATCCGCAAAGCGATAAAGGGGAAGACCATTGGCGGCTTCGTGCGAAGTGGCTGCACCGTCCATTAACTGCTCTAGTTGCGGGATTGTCCAGTTTTTGAAGCCGGGAAGAACGAAATGCGTTCGCTGCGGTCGAGAGTTAGTGATGGTTGAGGCCGCTCCTGCGCCACAGGAAGAGCCGGAAAAGTCACAAATTATCAATTCGCATGAGGAATATGTCGAACGACTGGAAAATAATGTTTGCCTCATATTGAAAAGACTGAGGAAGAAACGCAAACTCACCCAGAATGAAATCACAGAATTAGGGCATTTTGGAGCGCGTACCTATGTGAGCAAGGTCGAGAATCCGCTAGGATCGAACCGAACCATCCCCACTCTTAAATATCTTGAACGATTCGCTTCGGCGCTGAACGTAGAAACGTGGCGGATTTTGGCGGCGGCGGATCGGTATGCAGGCAAAGAAGAGCCTGACGAATGGCTAGTTTGGTGGCACGAGATTGTTCCTTGGCTGAAAAGGCTACATCCGAAGGACCGTGATGCAGTTCTGGATGCGGCGCGGCGTCTAAAGGGAAAGAAAACGGTTGTAAATGGGTATCGAATGTAATAAAGTTTAGGGCAGCTAGGAAGAAAATTGCAAACAAAAAGGCTTAGTGAGGGGAAATGGCTGGTAGTTACACATGGCTCAGATTGGCGGACGCCATCGCGGAACTAGGTCAACGGCTCTACATTACGCCGTCGTCAACTTCCTTTTGGACTGATATAGAGCTTCAAAGCTACCTTGTTCGTAGCCTCCAGATGTACAACGTTCTCGTGAACTTCTGGAAGCAGGAGTTCAACTTTCAGTCTACAAGTTTGTGGAACTCTCTTGGTTCTCTCCCCGGCAGTCCAAGGCTTAGGACGATCACCGATCAGCAAGCTTATGCTGACCTTGAGTATATGCTGCTTGAGCCAAGCAACCTGAGCAGCACTTGGACCGGGACTATCCAGTTCTCGATCAGCGATCTAAGCCAAGCGTTGCAGCGCAGGCGCGACGAAATGATTCAGGTGTCGAATTGCGCCCAGAGCCTATTGAATTTCATCCCGCTCACCCCCAACACAAGCGTCACAAAGCTTCCATCTTCGAACATCGACGTGGCGCGTGTTCGCTATTTGCCCCTTCAATTCTCTACAGCGGGAACGGCATCCTCCGGCGTAAGCACGATCACCGTAAGTTCGACTTCTGGCATCGCGCAAGGGCAACTGGTAACAGGGACAGGAGTCGCCTATCCGACGACCGTGAGCGGGGTAGGATCAGGTTCGATCCAAATCTCTCAACCGACAACGGGCGTGGTTTCTGGAACTCTCCAGTTCTTTACTGCCAGCACCCTTTACCGGGACGATACAGTAGCGCAAGAGTTCTACGAGGCTCCCCTTTACCAGCAGCCTTCAGGAACCCCACAAACGTTTTCCCTATCGTCCGAGCCTCCACTTTCGTGGATTGTCGATATTCCTCCAAACCAGCCGGGGAACTACGAAGCGGTCGTGCTCAACTCAGGCACGCCGTTTAACCCCCCAACGCCGACACCCCTTGGCATCCCAGACGATCTAACTTTTGTACTCGAATATGGGGCGCTAGCCGATTTGCTCGGCAGGGAATCCGAAGCAACAGATCGTGAACGTGCAGAATACTGTATGCGCCGTTACCAAGACGGGCTGCAATTGATGCTCAAAACCCCTTGGATTATGCTCGGAAAAGTCAATGGCGTTGCGGTTAGTTGCGATTCTCTTAGGGATATGGATAACTATTCTGTCAATTGGGATTCCGATCCATCTGGATTTGGTCCTGTCATCGTTACTGGGGGCATAGATTTTTTGGCTGCGCCAACAAATTCAAATGTGGGGGTGACCGTTTTAGGTAACGCCCCCATAACCGACCCATCCGGCACCTATCTCCAGATCGCTCCCAGCGATGCTGATACCATGTATAATTTTGCCCAGAGCAGGGCGCTCTTCAAGTGCGGGGGCAGTTCGTTCAAAGAGGCTCTTGCTCTGGAGGCTGAGGCAATCCAGTTTTGTTCAGCCAAGAACACGATGCTGCGTTCTACAGGTGCTTTCAGCGACATCCTTATGCAGCGGGGTCAAGCACAGGAAAGGGCGCAAAACAGATTTAATACTGCGTCCAACAAAAACAAATGATCGATTAGCCTAAATTTGCGAATTCGCCCTGAAAAAGTGATGTAAACTGTAGGCATCACCCGCGCTATCCGGGAGTGGCGTGGCAGAGAAGGTGTTATATATGCCTCTCGGTCCCTTTGAATTCAAGGGCATGTCGCTCACCGACCCGGTTAATAGATTGCGTCCGGGCGTCTGTAATCTAGCAGTCAACACGAGGGCCTACCAAAAAGGCGGCGTAAACCTCCGCAATCTGCTTACTGATCCGCTGATAAGTTCTCTACCTACTCCGATCCACAGCCTACGCCGCCTCAACGATGGGACCCCAAATGGCCCTTCTAGTGGCTATGCTCTCGTGATAGGTGCGTCGACAAGTCTGTATGTGTGGAACTCGGACATTGGCTTAATGCTGGTAGCAACTGGCCTGAGTGGAAACCCATTGTCGATGATTCCGTTCCGGCCTAATACTTCTGTCCAACCTTGGTGCTATGTGGGCGATAGCGCGGCCTATGGTCAGACGACTCTCATCACAAAATACCTCATCAATGGTGATGCAGTTAACTTTGTTTCCAATGGCATGATGAAGGTTTCCAGTTCCGGCATCTGCCAAAAGATGGGCATCGAGGAGCCGCAACTTGCTCCAGTAGTATCGACCGCAAACGTAAATGCCCCCTTCGGAGCGCAGCATTCCAATAACCTTTCTGTAAGGACGATTCCATGGAACAACTACAACGGGGCTAACTTAGATTACAACTTTGGGCAAACGGAAGCCTATAACGGTCAGCCGGGGGCCGTGCCGCCTTATGATGGCACTGCGCCGTTTATCATCAACTGCCAGAACGCCGATTTTATTACCATCTCCACTCTGACCGGCAGCGCCACAATCAACGGCGGGACTAAGACTCCGACTTCATCTGGGCCTGTGACTGACACTTATCCTGCTTACTTTATTCAAGCAATAGGGACTGGGCATACGCCTCCACTGAGCGCATCGGTCGTGGTGGGGTGCTTTACGGATGGCGACGGCAATGTGGTTCCAAAGGGCCAAGCACCGCTCTTCATTCCCTCCGTGGTTGATGTGGGCGCTGTCATTGGCATAACAAACGGCATTACGGTTCCCTATGGTGCGGTGGCCTTTCAAATCGGCATCAACTCAAGCGGCAATACTTTCAAATTTAACTCTGGGGCGTTCTCGATCTCCGGTTATGTGACGACAAATGCCTTGCCAACCGTCACTTCGATTCTTGGCAACCTCACTGCCTACTATTGGGACGATTCCCCTACATCTGGGGGTGTTGCCGCATATCTCTGGAAAAACCCCGATGATCCGGGCGGCTCAGGACCGACGCGCTCAACTTCAAGTGCGATTGGCAATACGAATGGAAATTCGTTTATTTTCGACTGTTCTTTTGGATCATCAGCTTCACCGCCATTGCCCTCCGGTATTCCGGGGCTTCCAGGTATCGGATCACCGTCTGTGCCGATGATGTGGACTAATCTCAATCCCCAAAGCGTAGTAACAGGGTCTGTCCCGGTATTTGCATCTCCGCTGACGAGGACTTATCCCAACAATACGCAATATGCCAACTTTAATTTCTGCCTGACGGGAGACATCTATTTCCCCGGCCCCGGCAACTACACATTCATCTTGACCTCGCACGATGATTGCATGTGGGGTATTGGCGGCGGCGTAAAAGTAGTTTCAGCTACAGCGACGGGCAGCGGCGAAGGTGGTACTGTGCAACTTTCAACAGTGGGGCAAACCATCACCGTAGTAGGCGGTTATCCGCTGCTTCCAAGACAACAATATACATCAGGTGAAGGCGGCGATTATGCGCGGACTACAGTTGTGGTGTCGGTTCCAGCGGCAGGCATCTATCCTATCGAAATCGACTACGACTACTGGTATCACTCAGGCCGCATTTTGCTGCTGATGTGCACGCCGCTCGCCGGACAGAGCGCCAGCCATGCAACCATCATCCCTCCGCTTCCGTTGAACGTGAGGCAGGAAGTTCAATACCGCTATGTTTACAGATCATCGGCGACAGGAGCGACTTCAAACCCATCTCCCGAATCGTCAGCGGAGTCCATTCCCGTCACCGCCAACACGATTACTTCGCTTTGGTCTCCTGATCCTCAGGTAGACGTGGTGGACTACTACCGTATCGACTCCGTGACCTCCAGTTTTACTTATGTGAACACGGGACCAAATGACAATCTTGGTGGTGGAGGAACAAATACCCCCGTCTCCGATTCCCTACTTGACACCGAGTTAGGTACACAGCTATTGCAGTACGATAACTACGAACCGTTCCCGTCAATTGATTTGCCGCAGAAAGGCATTTGCAGCGTGTCTGAAGGAGTAATCACTTGGATTTCCGGCGGAGCGATAGGTGGCAGCGCGACAGGATTCAACACTAGGTGGATTGCGGGAACGGAAATCTTGATTGGCTCTCCTACATCTTTGGCTTACACATTCGTTGCGCGGCCAATTTCGACGACACAGGTTATTATTCCAGGTGTCCCGGATGGAACTAATCTCGCCTACCAGATTGAGGAGCCTATCCTAGCGGCGCAACCGCTGCCGTATATCTGGGGACCGACAGACAACATCAATTATGCCTTTGGCGTAGGTGATCCGTTAAGGCCGGGAACTCTTTACTGGTGCAAAGGATCGAACCTCGATGCGGCTCCGGACACAAACCAACAAGACCTAACGGACCCCGGTGAGCCGCTTGTGAACGGTGCGATCAGTGGTGGTCTGGGTGTAGTATTTTCAATCAAACGCGCATGGCTGATTTTGCCGAACTTCTTCAACGCGCTTGCGACTGTGACTGGGACGGAAGGTTCAACATGGTCGCTGCAGGAATCGTCAATTACCAGAGGACTCTATATTCCAAGGTGCGTATGTGTTTCAGGTGGAGGAAATATATATTTCCGCGTAGACGACGGCCTCCATGTATCTCGTGGAGGCGCATCGTCAATCTCAATTACTGACGATACTCTCTACCCGATATTCTCACATGAAAGTGAGGATGAATCCGGGGATCAACCAGTTCCCGTTACAAGAAACGGAGTTACGATCTATCCGCCAGACGATACTTTGCCTGAATTACAACATCTTTCGTACCAAAATGGTTACATGTACTATGACTACCAAGGGGTTGACGGAAATCTACATACTCTCGTGTTTGATGAAGCTGCAATGGGATGGGAGTGGGATATTATCACCCCACCAGCAACGATTCACGCAGCAAATGAGGGACAAAGCCAGCAAGGCGTGCTTGTTGGATGTGACGATGGAAGCGTGCGTCAATTCTCCAGTGTTGGCACAGAATCGGCAACAGCTATTATACTTTCGGCTGCAATCGGAGGAAAGGGATTCGCTCATTGGGGAGAAGCGGTTATCGAATACAGTTCAACCTCCACGATCACGCTCAACTGCTACGCCGCTGACGTGGGCAACGGAAGCTACGGACCTCCTACAATTACACTGCCTAGCACTGGCGGTCAAGTAACAAAATACTTCTTCCGTCCGGGAGCTAACAAGTGGAAACTTCTCTGGGCGCAATTCTCTACAACCGCTCCGTTCCAATTGAATTTCGAGGGTACCTGCTTTTATATTCGCAGTTGGGGGTCTAGTGGCGAGTACCAGCCAGTCCGAATATTTAGTTCTTCGGGAGGTGAAGGATGAGTACACCTGCCCTAACACCTCCAAGTTTCAGAATGGCATTTGGCACGCAGCTTGACGATCAGCCCGAGGGCGTTAAGCAAGCTCATAAGACACAGTGGAATGCGATCACGGACCTCTACCAGTCGATAGGAGCCTTAAATTCCAAGGTTGAAGGAGCTAAATCCTCAACCGTTGAGACAATAGAAAACATCAGCACGGTCAGCGAGACGGTTGTTGTCCAGTCGTCAACCTATGGGAGCCTAAACAACCAGATTGGAAATACATCTTACACCACACTTCCGTCCGATGCGGGAACCTTTATTCTGTTAGGCGCTTCGTCTCCCATCGCGGTCGCGCTGAGCACATTTTCCACTTCCCCGGCGATTACCCTACCGTGGGCCACCGTCTTCATCAATACGGGAACATCTGTAGCGACCCTGACGCCCGCTTCGGGTACGATCTATTATCCGAACAATCCCGCAGCGTCCTCTATGCCTATTCCTCCCGGAGATGCAGTCAGTGTGGTTTTTGATGGGGAAAACTTTTGGGGGGTAACTTTTCCGGTTCCACCACAGAACACACCTCAAATTACGAGCCTTTGGCTAAACAGCTACAACAACGAGACAGGCGCTTTTGGTCAGTCGCAGCCTGCAACCTCAGACCTCAGTGATTGGACGGATGCGGGAGTAAGCAATGGCGATGTGCCGGTGTGGAACTCGACAACGGCTAAGTGGACGCCGGGAAGCGCTGGTCCTTCGTCTGGGAGCGACTTTAGCCAGATATTTCAATTGATGGGTGCGTAAGATGGCAGTAACGATCAGAGTTCTCGGGCAGGCAGCGCCGACAGCGGCAGTCGAGACGGCGCTCTACACTTGCGCGACGACCTCGACCGTGATCTCCACTTTGAATATCTGCAACTTCGGCGCGGCAACAGATACTTTTACCGTGCGTGTCAATGTGGGAGGGGCTGGAGATTCGAACGAGCAACTTCTCTTCTATCTTGCGCCGCTGCCTGCGAACACGACAGTGACCATCACAATTGGGATCACAATAGCAGCGACGGACGTGATTAACGTGACCTCAACCAACGGAACCAGCGCATTTTCATTGTTCGGTCAGGAGAATGCCTGATGTCGGTAGAAGCCTATCCCGGTGCAAGCGTAGCCGTAGGGCCGCAAGGCGCGACGGGTGTGCAGGGACTCCAGGGAACCACTGGTGCGGGTATGCAAGGCACGACTGGTTCTCAGGGACCAACTGGGACTCAGGGGCCAACTGGCACGCAAGGCACGACTGGGGCCGGGATGCAAGGGGCCACTGGCACACAAGGCGTGCAGGGCGGCACCGGAACCCAAGGCACGACGGGCACCGGGACGCAGGGAACGACAGGTTCCACGGGGCCGCAGGGAACAACAGGTTCTCAAGGAACAACCGGCGTCACAGGTTCTCAGGGATCGACAGGAACGCAGGGTACCACGGGCAGCGGTAGCCAAGGCACGCAGGGCGTGCAAGGGACACAAGGTACCCAAGGCAATCAGGGCACTACAGGCACAGGAACTCAAGGGGCTACTGGTTCTCAGGGGACAACTGGGACCGTTGGATCACAAGGGACTGCCGGTACAGCCGGTTCTCAGGGGACGGCTGGAACCGCTGGTTCGCAAGGTACTACAGGCAGCCAAGGAACGACGGGAACTGGAACCCAAGGCACTCAGGGGATTCAAGGGACGACCGGCACGGGTTCGCAAGGAACAACTGGCTCACAGGGTACGACGGGCAGCGGCACGCAGGGGACTACTGGTGCCCAAGGCACAACGGGTACTGGCTCTCAAGGAACTACTGGAACCACAGGGACACAAGGAACTGCAGGCACGGCTGGTGCTCAAGGAACAGCAGGTACAACAGGCAGCCAGGGAACGACAGGATCGACAGGCGCACAGGGGACCACCGGGACCACGGGTTCTCAGGGAACCACGGGTACGACTGGCTCTCAAGGAACGACAGGGACAACTGGGAGTCAGGGAACTACCGGAACTCAAGGTACACAGGGTACAACAGGCAACGCCTTCCTCTTAGGGATCAACGCCCAGTCGGCGAGCTACACGGCAGGTACCGCAGACATAGGCAAGGTCATTCAGGCAAACTTTTCTTCTGCGCAGTATGTCACTCTTCCGGTTTCGTTCGCAACAGCGTCCTATCTCTGGGTTAAGAGCGTGGGGGCGGGAGCTTGCGGGGTACAGGGTTCGAGCGGCAACATCGACAATGAAAGCGTGTGGAATCTTTCACAGTGGCAAGCGTCTATGTTTTATTGGGATGGTTCACTATGGCGCGTATTGGGAGCATCGTTCGAGATTTAGCTCTCTTGCTCTTGGCAGCGAGCATGGCGTGGGCGGAAACCTTGCCGGTTGCGAACGGGGGCACGGGTGCGTCTACAGCAGCGGCGGCAAAGGCGAATCTCGGCGTTACGCTGATTTCCGGCTATGGTACGCTCACGGCTTACGATGTTTACTACATGCCAGCCGGGGGATCGCTTGCCACGGCTCTAGCCGATTCGAGCATTAACCTCGTGAACAATCCTGCGCTATGCATAGCTTCCACTACGAGCCAGTGCGTCACGGCGGGCGGCACGGTGACGGACGGCTCGTGGACGTGGACAGTGGGCGGCACGGTATACGTTTCGGATTCCGTGACGGGAACCATGACTCAGACAGCGCCTTCGACCAGCACGCACTACATCCAGCGTATTGGCGTGGCCTTGTCCGCAACGACGATCCTAGTAAGTCCAGGGGATGTAGGTACGATTCAGTGAGAAAATGGTTTCTAATCTCGGTTCTCTTCTTCTGCGCGGCAGCGGCACACGCACAGATTGTCCTTGTAGCCAGTTGTGCGGCGGTGGCGACAAGTTGCGTACCCTCGGTGGTCGGTGGGCATACTCTGGCGGCTGGACAGTTTGAGTACACCTTCGCCTACAAGTCGAGCACGTCTGCCCCTCCCAAACCCTCTTCCTACACGCAGATTGCCACGGCTTTAGCATCGAGCAGTAGTATGCGAAGCGGCTGTGCGGTGCTGACAAGTTCAACGCCAGATTCCGACGCATGGACCAGCGCGACTTTGGTAATCAGCCTGGTCTATAGTGGGACTGGGGCAACGTCTACAGCTAACTGCGTGACCTCTGGCATTGGGTTCAAGACAACCGGAGGAACGTCAGGAACCACCAGCGCCATCACGTTCACGGGCGGCTCTCTCACCAACGGCAACGGCTCGTCTTGGATAGTGGCGGCGGTGGGTTCGAGCGCGGCGGTTTGCACGCCATCAACAGTTTTACATAGCGAGATAACGACGACCGACGGAAATGGTCTAGACACAAACGGGGTAGTAACTTCCTACTCCAGCAAGACCTGCACGGGATCAACTGGAAACTGGAGGTCGGACACGTTCGAGCTTCTGGCGGCGGCAAACACGAATCCCACCTATAGCCCCACTAGCGGCACAGGCCAGAACAACACTATGTCTCTAAACATCACGACGAGTACCGGCGCGACGTGCTGCTACAATACCTGCTCCACATCGGCCTGCACACCGTCTCCTGCGCCCGCCTCAACCACATCAGGTACATGTTCCAGTGGAACGACGCTTGCATCGAGTGGTGGCGTATGCACGATCACCGGCATTACGGGGCCATATTACGGTATCACTACTCTGGCGACACAAGCGGCTTTAGCTAACAGTGCTGCCGAAACGGCCAACTTCACCTTCACAGCGGCGACCCCCGCGATCACGCTTGCACCGGGAACTTACACTACCAGCTTGCCCAAGACCACCACTGTCACCGAGGCGGGAGGCGCACCGACCGTATGTTGCAGCTTCACTACGACCCCCGCGACGAACGGCACGACCGGATGCACCACGGGGACTCTCTACTCAGGGGCGCTAACGATTCCGACAGGAACGCACACTCTGACCTGCATAGCCGGTGGCACACACTACCTCGACGGCAGCACCATCACAGCGGCGTACACCATCACGCCAACATGGGCCGGATGGAACGGAGTCACGCCATGAGAAGATTATTGTGGTTACTCTCGCTACTGCTGTTCTGTTCTCCGTTGGCGCACGCTATAACCGACTACGGATGCGGTACGAGCGGCACCGCGCAACCGATCAGCATGGGCAGCGGCGTGACGATTATCCAGTGTTGGGGGAATGCTGGAAATAGCAACACGTTGTCTTATCTAGCTACGGGGTCAGACGGAGGAGGGCTGACCGCTGGCGACAGCTTGTTGATTTTCGGTTATCAATGCTACCCAAACTCAGGAGGCTGTGCATCGCCCGCAACTTCTTTAACCTATTTATTTGTTTGCGCCAATTCGACCTGTTCTGCTGCCGGTGACCCTATATTCAAGACTCCGCTTTATCAGGCAGGCCTTCAGGGGATCGGCCCCGGCGGAGGCGGTTCGCAAACTTGCGGGTTAACAAACCAGGCCGGTGCAACGCTATACTGCAACTACGCTTGGTACATTCCAAGTATCTCCAGCACCTTAGCCGCTGGCAGCGTGAATCTGGTGTGCAGCAGTTCATCGTCCAGCTACGTTGCTGCATCGAACTGCGGATATATTAGCGTGTTTCTCACTGAGTTCACAGGAGGATGCACGACTTCATCCAGTGCGTGCTACGATCAGGGAGCTAATAACAGCAACAATAGCATGAGTGCTACTTCGCTGACAGTCACTTCCGGGATCACGCGGTATACCAATGAACTCGTCTGCGCCCTTGGCGGCACAGCCAACGATGAAATTCTAAGCGCATCAAACGGCGGCACAATCATGTGGGCAGGAGCCAGCGGCACATACTCTCCCGGGAACACTGTATTTTGCAAGATAGCTTCTTACTACGGATCAGCGCAGACATTAGGACAGACGTGGACTGGAGGAGATATAGGTGGCACAATTATGGTTAGCCTGAAAACGGCGGTAAGTGCGCCTGTTAAGCTGTCAAAATGGAATGGAGTCACTATCGGCACCGTTTCTGGGGACATTAGCTATTGGAACGGTCTTGCCAGTCCCGCTACAGCAGCCACGGTGAACTACGGGCTGACCACCCAAACCGCAACAGACAGCGGGAATAATAATCTGGTCATGGCTACCCCTTTTATTACCGGCAGTGATCCTTATGGTTATGCCAATGAAGTTCTCAATGTTTGGTGGGGTGGATCAATTACGGCGGGAAATTGGGGGCTGGCTCTTTATACCGACTCTTCCAATGCCCCAAACACGAAGATTTGCTCAACAATTTCAACCTCTACGCCAACAGGCGGGATAAACTCTCTCACCCCGACTGGATGCGGTACGCTTTCTCCGCTTACCCAATACTGGGCTGCGGCGATCACCTCACAGAGTTACGAGAATGGGTTTACTAACCCCGCGCACTGCCCCGGAACCTCGCTTTATTCTGTCTATGTTTCACCGGGAAGCACGACATTTCCAAGCACCTTTGGCGCTGGTACTACTTACAATAACTGCTACCAACAGTATGTGACGGTGTCACCGCAATGAATAATCGCAATCTTGTTCGTTCAGTGTTGGCAGAGGGCGGCAGTCTGAAGTCATCGGGGAAATTCTTTTCATTTAGTCCTTGACACGTCAAGGAACAAAGCGTATGGTGTTTTCAGATTGGCATGAGTCCGACACGACAAGCCGTTTGGCAATCGAAGCGCGTGAGCGAAGGCAAGTGCGCGACCTGCGGCGACAAGCGAGAGCCGGATCGGGCCAATCTAACACTTTGCCGGAAATGCGCACGCAAGCGCAGCCGCCGACAAAAATTGCGTTATGAGGAGAAGTGAAAATGAAATTAAAAGTTTCTGATGTTGTTGAACTCAAAACGGGTGGCCCCACGATGGTCGTCGCAAACATATTTAACAACTCAAGCCCGGTTACGGTGTCCTGTCAATGGTTCGACCGTGACGACCATCTTAATTCTGGGATTTTTGTGCCGGACGTGTTGGTAGTGACAGGAAAATGAACAACCACAATTTTGTCCGTTCGGTACTATCCCAGGGCGGCAGTTTCAAGCCGCTGATCCTACCCGCTTCGGTCTCCGGGGGCCTGCCCTTCTGCAATCCGTCAGTCTATGTCGATAACGGCGAAATCTGGGCGATCCTGCGACACGTGAACTATGTTCTCTACCACTGTGAAACCGGAGAATTGTTCAACAACCGTTGGGGGCCGTTGTCCTATTTGAACCCGGAGCACGACCAACACCTGCGAACGACCAACTACCTGTGCAAGCTGACGCCTGATCTTGACATTGAACATTATTGGAAGATCGACACCAGCGCGTTGGACAAGGAGGAGGTCTGGGAGTTTGTCGGCTTGGAGGATGCGCGGCTGGTGCGTTGGAACGGGCATTTGTATGGAATCGGGGTGCGGCGCGACACGCAGCCGAACGGACAGGGGAGGATGGAATTCTCGGAGCTTGAAGTGAGCGCGGACGCGGTGAAGGAAATTGGCCGCTACCGCATCGAGCCGCCAGACAAGACTTCCTACTGCGAGAAGAACTGGGTTCCGGTACTCGACCAGCCTTACCGATTCATCAAATGGACCAATCCGCTTGAACTGGTAGAGGTCGATTTGGCAACTCTCGAAGCCAAGCAGGTACGTCCAGTAGACGAGGCAGGGAAGATAGGCGGATTGCCCGATCTGCGCGGAGGGTCTCAGGTGGTTCGCTGGCGTGATTCTTACGTTTACATCGTCCACGAATGTATCATGAAACAGAATAGAATCGGACAAAAAAATGCGACGTATCGCCATAGGGTCGTGACCCTCGACCATAATTTTGAAAATCCGTGGATTGGCGACGCCTTCTCTTTTATGGACGGAGAGATCGAGTTCTGTTGTGGCATGGCGCTGTGGCAGGATGATCTTTTAGTCACCTTCGCGTTTCAGGACAATTGCAGCTATGTGTGCCGGATACCGTCAGGCATGTTCCCAGAGATTCTTGGCAAGGACGCATGATGGAAGCACTTCTTAACTACATCAACGATAGTAGGAATCCGTCCTACAACTTCGATCTTGCGCTCGCGTATGACCGCGAAGGCCACCTCGCAGCCGCAGCCGGGTTCTATCTGCGTGCCGCTGTCCACGCCGATGATGATCTTCTGTCCTACGAATCCCTCCTGCGCCTAGCCAACTGTTTCTCCAAACTGGGTGGCCGGGTCTACATGTGCAAGGGGATTCTGCTTCGCGCCATATCCCTCCTGCCTGACCGGCCCGAGGCGTACTTCCTGCTCAGTCGCCTTTATGAGGAAGACAAAGCGTGGCAGGAGTCCTACACCTTCGCGGTCATGGGACAGCGGCTACCAGACCCAGCGCCATGCCTTCGCACCAACGTCGATTATCCGGGCCGCTACGCTCTGGTTTTTGAGCAGGCTGTGTCCGCATGGTGGATCGGGTTGTATGATGAGAGCCTGCACCTCATGCGCCAACTCAGAAAAAACCCAGCCATGCTGCCGATCCATACAGCGTCTGTTCAAAATAACCTGCAACGCTTGGAAGGATCGGTCTACCGCGAGCCGCGCTTTTACGAGCATGACATGTACGAGCGGCTGCGTGTGAAGTTCCCCGGCGCACGCAGTGTCAAGCGGAACTACTCGCAGGTCTACCAGGATATGTTCGTGCTGACGATGCTTAACGGGAAGCGCGGCGGGACATTCTTGGAGATCGGCTGCAACGACCCCTCCGACCTCAACAACACGAAGCTGCTTGAGGAATGGGGATGGACCGGAATCTCCATCGACAGGGACGCGCAAATGACGGCGAAGTGGGGGGGCCAGCGGAAGGCCAAGGTCATCACCGCCGACGCACAGACGCTTGACTACGACGCGCTGATCGAACACGACTACGACTATCTCCAGATTGACATCGAACCGGCCTTACAGTCGCTTACCGTGTTGCTTAAACTCCCACTTGAAAAGCACAAATTCGCCGTCATCACCTTCGAGCATGAAGGCTTCAAGTGCCCCGAGGCCGAAGCACGCAGCCGCCGCTATCTACAATCACACGGCTATGTCATGGTGGTGGGGGACATCGCTGCGGATGGCTACGAGAATTTTGAGGACTGGTACGTTCATCCCGACTTGGTCGATCCGAAGATTATCGAAAAGATGCGCGTTAAGACCGAGGGCGCGAAGCGACCTGAGAAAATCTTTTTAGGAAAGGGAATAGGTAGATGAAAAATCCTGTTACGCCAAGGCGGTGCAAGCGGTGTGGAGTTCCGCAACGCGCTGTTGTTCCGGGAGGCCTGTGCCAGACATGCGTGTTGTGGGCCAAGAGGCAGAAAAAATCCTCAAAACTCGTCAAAAAGTGAGGGCTGATCGTCGCCTGCCGCGTCCTTGCGCTTGTACTTAGCGAGGTAAGCCTTGGCCAGCTTGACCCACTTTGATTTTTCAAAAACCCCTAGTTTTGTATTGCAGACACTACACAGCAATCCACGGCGGCAATTATCGCAAGCGTGACAGGATTTGGAACAGCATGAATGATCGTGGTCTACATGAAATGTGTTCCATTCATTTTGAGGATCATTTGACCCGCACATCGCGCATCTGCCACCTTGCTCAGCAAGGGTCTTATCGTACCATTCTTGAGTGACCCCATATTGACGAAAGCGACGCTCGATATGAAGACGCCGACACTCCTGCGGGTTCGCCTCTCGCCATGCCTTTGTCTGCTTGTTTATTGCCTCCTTGTGCTCTTCATACCACCTGTTGTGATAAGCCTTAGATGATTCCTTCGGATTCTTACGTCTCCGATTCAGTTCACAAAGTCGGCAATCCATGCGCAGTCCAGAAGGATTGAGCGGACTTTTATCGAAATTTTCTGGAGGTTGTAATTCTTTATACAGAAGACAATTATCGCTACCACATATTTTTGGAAGTGGTCTATCGCTAGGAGCCATCTTCTCGTATTGGGCGCGAAGTGCCTTTCTCTTATTCTCTGCTCTTGTGTCTACGCGAGTTCGCTCGACTATTCGCTTGCATTCTTTACAGTATGAATGTAGACCGCTAGGATTCGCGGCAACGTGGGTAAATTCGCTCGCCAACTTTTCAGTTCCGCATTTAGCGCAGATTTTAGATGTCGGCGGGGCCAGAAAAACTGGTTTCTGATACCCTTTTCTTCTTTTTGATCGCCTACACGCTTTGCAATCCCCTTGCAGGGAGGTTCCGTGGTTTGCTTTTTCGAATTCTGTGACCGGGAGCCTTTGGTAGCATGTATTGCAAACCTTCTTCTCAAAATCTTCTTGTGATGGTAACGGAAGAGGGTATAATGTGGCTGATGAGGGTGCCATGTCGCTCCTTTCAGCGATGAGGTGAGAATCGAGTCTGTCAACTCGACACCCTCAATGGTACCATAGATTTACAAGGAATGCTGACCGGGAGCGGCATCCCGAAGGGGGGTGTGCCATTTCCTGGTTCTCTTCGTTATTCACAGGCAAAAACTCAAATCTCTCTACAAATATTGGCGAAATGGGACAAATCGGGGGTTTCGCAACGAACCTCGGGGAAAGGAATCTTTCCTCAGCCTCCGACTTTTGGAACTCGATAATGAATGGAGATAGTTCCAAAACCAGCCAAGCTCTCGCGGCACCCATCAACGCTGCAAAAACTTCGACCGCAGAGGACATTAAGGCGAGGACGATGTTTAGCCCTCGTTCTGGGGGCACTGCCGCCTCCAACGCGGCGGCGTCTGACAAGATTCACGGGTATATCGCCGATCTGATTGGCAACCTCACGGGAAGCTCGGCGAGTGATCTAGCGTCTACAGGAAGCAGCGCTCTGAGTCAAGGAGTAGCCGCGTATGACGAACAGGCTAAACTTTCTCAGCAACAGATGGAAAACTGGCACCATTCTCTACTTGGGCTTGGAATCACGAAGGCCGCAGGTTTTGGACTAGGCGCAGTTTTGGGAGCATAAAAATGGCAGATGTGGATACGTTTAACGAAGGTTTCGATTTGGGTTTAGCGAAGAAGCACCCTAAGAAGAAGGCTGCGAAGGAAGCAGAGAAAATCGGCCTTGGAGGAGTCGCCGCGATCCCTCGGTCCTACAAGAAGGGCGGCACGGTGAAGAGGAGCGGTTATGCCCGCGTCCATCGCGGCGAACTGGTCCTGACTAAAGCACAGGCAAAGAAGCACTTCAAAAAGACCGGGCGGAAGAAAGTCTCGTCAAAGGGGTAGCATGTGGCTGATGTAGGCGTTTTTGAGACTGGGTACGAGCAAGGGATCGAGCGTCGTGGGGAGCAACGCGCCCACAAGCAAGCCTTATCCGATCAGGAATTCCAGATGAAGGCGGAAATGCTTGTCGGGAATCTAACGAACCTGCAATCAAAGATCGCCAACTTTGAAAAGGGGAGCCCCGACTACAACGATGCGATGGCATCGCTTACCCAGACCGCGCACCAACTCAGGGAACTCTACCATCCCGACAAGAATCCAGGGGCCATTGCGCGCTTTGGGCATATTCTGACTGACGCGCTCCATCTCACGAATCCGAAAGAGAGGATTAAAAAGGCCGGTGCGGCGAGAGCGGCAGGAGCGCAATCGGATTTGCAGACGGCAGAGGGACTTGCATCCGCCGCGCCACTATCCCCGGAGGAGCAAGCGCAAGTTAAGGTACGTGGGGGCGCAGCAGAAAGGTTGGCAGCGTTCGATTCCGACATGGCCTTTTACGACAAGGAGAATCCTCATGCTGTTGGTCCTGATGCCACTCCGGAAGAAAAACAGGCACGTGAGGAGTACAGAAACGAAAGAATCGAAGACTACGGTGAAGGAATTAAGCCGATCCAGCCAAAGGAGCAGGACGAGTATTGGACAGATGTAAAAGGCGCTGTTCCAGAGGAGTATCCGAAGGGATCAGGAAAATATCGGATCGAACAGGTGAACAAAAAAGGGGAGAAACGCTGGTCGGATGAGCCGGAAGGATATACCCCCCCACCGCCGAAGCCAGAGAAAATGACCGCCGCGCAACTCTTGCAAGATTCGTACTTGGCATCGATGGGTCTACCGTATGGCACGGCTTGGGAATCGTTGACTCCTCAACAAAGAGCGGGTTTTGAACTTTACAAGAACGGACTCGCACGCCGCTCTTCAAATCACCAAGTGGCGGTTACCGACCGCGAAGGAAACGTCCATATCGTTGACCTTTCAGGGACATCAGGCCCGGTTGAAGTCGGCTCTCCGCAAAAGGCAGCAGGAGGAACATCGGGAGCACCAACGCCGGAAGCGGTAAAAAAGCAGGCCAATTCGCTCAATCCACCGCCTCCAAAAGCGACTCCAAAGAAGCAGGACATTGTTCTCAACTTCAAAAAGTCAACGCCGGATTATACGAAGGCCAAGAACACGTACAACGACGCAGACCGCATCGCGATCCTGGCTGACAAGTGGATTCAGAACACAAGTTCTGAAGCAGACAGAAACTTTGTTCTTGCTTTGATTCGCTCTGAGGCCGGACGCGTCAACCAGCAGGAAATCCAGATGATGATGACCGCTGGCGGTGCGGAGACATTTATATCAAGAGCCATGTCGAATCTGGAGACTGGTGAACTAGCTCCCGAGCTACGCCAACAGTTAGTTGATTTCGTGCATCTGCAAAAAGAAGCGGCGAAACAAGTTCTTGACGATATGAGCGGTTCGCAGGGCGGAGGAGCAGGAACGTCCGGTGATATTTGGTCGCAAGTTCCAGAGCACAAGGGAGCACGGTAATGGCGGGGCAAAATGATCAAAACGGACAGACGATACCGCTTTTTGGTCCCGATGCCAAAACGCTCTATGATGTTCCTTCCTCGCAGGTTGACAAATATCTTGGCGCTCGCGGTCAACGCGCCATCTTGTTTAATGCGCCGAGCGGGAAGCAGCATTGGGTGCCGCAAAAGCGCGTAAAGGAGTTTCTGGACGTTGACGGCTACATCGCGAACCCATCCGATCTGACAATCCACACTGGCGAAGGAACCTTCAAAATGGAAGGTCCAAGCGGCACTGTTCCAGTTCCGTACAGCCTTGTACGGAGCGCCGCTAAACTCGGCTTTGTCATGACGCCAGCCGACAGGATTACCTACGTCAAGAACGCTGCCGCCGATCCGAACCTGAAGAAGCTATCGCCAACTCCCGGAGTCGCAGTCTTCGGAAGGAATTCCGCAGGCGAGCCAATATACGGCCCGGAAACACCTCCACAGGAAGGATTCTGGAGTGCAACAGGCGAAGCGCTCAAACAAGGAATCAAAGGATTTGGAAAGTTTCTTGACCCAAGAGCAACGCCCGAAGAGAAAGAGCGCAGCGAAAAATCTGGAACGCTTGGGTATATCTACGATAACGCGATTCCGGGCATGTACCTGCTAGAAAGGTTGGCCGAAGCACAGATAAGTGAGGCGCAAAAAGCAAAAGAAGAGTTTCAAGCGGCAGGAATTCCTTGGACGGAAAAGCCAAAACCTGGTAGCGATGCACAAAAACATAGAGAGCTTTCTCTTGCCCACGGATTAGCTGCTGTCGTACCCGGCGTGGGGCCTTGGGCAGCACAAGCGGGAGAAAAAATCAGTGAGCAGTTAGGCGAAGGAAACCCGCGCGGAGCCGCAGGAACCTTTGCAGGAAATGCAATCCTCTATGTTGCTCCGCACCTAAAAGCTCCTGCTGGAGCGCTTTTGGCCAAGGGTCTTGAGCATCTTCCTGAAGGCGCACGCGAAACGATGCGGAACAGCTTGAAGGTGGGGTCTGAGCAAGAAGGATTGATTGACAAATTTGCCAAAGAATCTGAGGACGTAAGAAAGAAAGAGGAGGATGCGACACAAAAGCATCTTGAGAAGAGCGCCGAAGCTGCACATGCAACACGCGGCAATGAATTGGCGCATGAGCAGGAAGTAGGAAGCAAGAAAACTGAACTTGAGGAAAAGCACCGCAAGGCTACGGAAGCTACGAATAACTTTAATCAGCGCGTAACCGCCAAGTACCAAGACACCGTAAAAAAGGCGCAAGAGGCCAACGCTGACATTGACCGGCAGCTACAGGAGCGCCAAACTCTTGAAAAGCAGATCGCTGACGATACGCAGAAACTGTTTGATGCGGATGAACAAGAGCGTATAGATAAGAAGAAATCAGAAAATACCGCATGGGCAGCGTGGAGAACGAAGGCGGGTCAGTTTCGCGGACCTGCCGATGTGTTGATTCAAGCAATTGAAAAGTGGGGGTCTACCGCAGCCGAAGTGAAAAGGCTTCTGGCACAAGTGAAAGAAGACCCAAGCTCGCTTTCAGGAATTTCTGCCTACACGTTGGCGCGGCAAGCGATCATTGACAAGATGAACCTTCCATCCAATGGTCCGGGCGTGTACGATTACGGCGTCTTAAACCCCATTCAGAAAGATTTCGTGGATGCGGAAATGAAGCGTCTTGGCATTCAGCCGCCGAGTATCTCGCTGAATCTGCAAAGTGGCGGTACGGTAACACTCGATGAACTCCATCGCGCAAAATCCGTACTACGCCGTCATTCCATAGAGTTGCGTCGTGCCAATAGAGGACCGGAGGCTGGAGAGGCAGATCAACTTGCCGACGCTTTTGAAGATCAGGAGGCTCAGTGGTCGAAGGCCGCAGGCGCGTTCAATGAATGGTTGGACGCCAGAAACGAAACGGTTGAATACAATGAAGCTTTTGGCCGTGAATTCAATGATCCAAAAACGACGCTTTCGGAAACAGAAAAGCGGACCAATCCCGATTACATTAAGCAGCAAGAGGATGAAAGCCATCTGCAAGCAATAGAGGCCCGTAATCCTCAATTAGCCGCTGAGCATCGTCGCATTCGAGCCGAGCGCGAGCGGCTAGACAAAATGCCGACTCCAGAGGCTCTTGAAAAGAAGCGTCAGGAAATTCCTGCTCCGCCCACAGTAAACGATCTGAGGGGGCCAGCTTTTAGGTTGAAGGAACTTCCTACTCCCGTGAATGCAGAGGCACAGGCACGTGAAAGCGTAAAGGAGCCAGAGCGCGATCTTGGTCCAGACAGACCCCCGGAACTTTCCTATCCAGACGGAACGAAACTTCTCCCTGAGACGCAAAAGTTTATCTATCGCAAACTGCGCGATTATGGAGCGGTTGGACCGTGGGTATTGAGGATGCTCATCGGCGGCACAGCGTTGCACGTCTTGGGGGGTTCGGTAGCTGCGTTTGGTAGCACGATGCTGATCGGCCAGACAGCCGTTTCAATTCTGACGGACGCACTGCGTAGGCCGAGTGTTGTTGAATGGCTCGCCAAGCCGGGAGCCGAGCAAATCAAGTTGATCGACTCGCTGCCTCCTGAAGATGCAGCACGCTTACGTCAAGCTCTCGTCGTCATGGCCTCCGATGAATTGTCACGTAAGGTGGCTACTCTGCCAAGCTCTCTTGACCCGACTGTTGCAAGATTTCTCTTGGGCGCAGGAGCATCGCGGCAGGTGACGATGGACGAAATTAAGAAACGAGCACAGGAACTACAAGGTGCCTCGCAGCCGACTCAACCGGCTCCTGCTCCCCCACAGGCTCCCGCTCCGCCTCCTCCAGCGCCGCCCGGACCGGAGGCTGCGATCCCGTTGGACAATCTGAGAAGAATTATTGCGGAAGCTGAAAAGCTGCGCCAACCAGTGGTAGCATAATCCCATGCTGATTCAAATTCTCGACGATTTATGGTTGGATATTTGGTCGGTGACGGCCATCAAGAAGATCGACGACAAATCCTGCTCACTTTGGGTTACCGGGCAGGCGGCAACGGAAGGAATGGTTTTGGACTACCCAGCCGAAGAAGTCGCGGAAGCGATAAATGACGAACGCGAAAAGAGCGATCAGGAACCAGAGGAAGAGGACGAGAACGCGGAGCCTGAGGGCGATGAGGAAAAGAATCAGGAGCCGAATACAGAGTGCGACGGTGAGGCGTGGTACAGAAAATAGTCCTTGCAAATTCTGCGCCTTTGTGGCTTACTTACGCTGTCGGGAAAAAGATGAAAAGCGATTGCACAAACCCAATATCTGCGCTCTCTAGTGCTCTCCGACTGGAAAACGGGACGGTCGAACAAGTGTCGGAGAGGATTGGTTTAACTCCTGAACAAGTGGAAAACTTAAATGAGCACCTGCTTTGGGGGGACTCGCCGAACCACAACTTTGGTGATTTTACTGATTGTACGCTCGAATGGACTCGTGGATTATTGGCACAAAAGACCGTGAATGTCATTCTGAGAGAGCAGACATATAAAGAGGAAAAGAGCAACGTCTTCTTCTGGCGTGGGGTCATGGATGGGCAGTGGAAGGACGACCAGAAACTAAAACTTAGAAAAGCTACCAGTGTTTCTGTAAAGGTAGAGGAGTAGATGATGGAGTGAGGACGACCTACCATATCCCTTACTCCGACGACCATCCTGCCCCCAAGCGCGGCGACCTTCTCCAATCGAACATCGGCAAGCGCACCGAGCGCATGTGGCTCATCCTATCGGCCAAGGAACTCCCACAAAGGACTTGTCAGGAGATGGGCGGCATTATGACGCGGCGTTGGAAGCTCTGGTGTGAAAGGTGGTGGGATTTGGAGCCGGAAACTAGGATGCGGCTGTTTCGCAGCGCCGAGCGGGGCGGAGGACAGGTGCTCCACACGTTCAAGCGGTTTCCAACCAAGAGGCGGCGGAGGACGTTTGAAGAGTTGATGGGAGCCTAGAGGGTTTACTTGACATTCGTAACCATTGGTATAGACTACGAGTATGCCACAGCGAACCGAGAAAAAGACGATCTGGGTCTGTAGCCGCTGCAAGCACGAATGGACAAGCAAAGACGGCAAAAAGCCGATATGCTGCGCCAAGTGCAAAAGCCCCTACTGGGACAGAGAACCTAAGCCTCCCCGCTAATCCACTGGCATATCGAGGAAGAAAATGGCCACGGAAGTGACTGCTCTGAGCAATGTGTCGAATGACGCGAAACTGGACATCGAAATTCAAACGCCGTACATGGTTGAGTGTCAGATTGAGGGCGCAGCGCCGATGCTCTTCCATCGTTGGTCTTGTGAGGCAATTGAGGAAAAATCAAAAGCAGCCAAGGGATCAGCGGCGAAGAAGAGCGACAACACAGAGTCCTTTCTCTACAGAGATGAAAAGGGCCTTATTGCGATTCCATCCGAGTATTTCCGGCAATCGGTCATTTCCGCAGCTAAATTTAAGCAGGACCCGCGCAGTCCAAGAAAAAGCGCGATGGACCTCTTCAAAGCCGGAATTGCGACTCTGGGCGAACTGTGTTCCTTCGGCGTCAAAGAACCCGACTACATGGATCGGCGCAGAGTGGTTGTGCAGCGGAACGGAATCACCCGCGTTAGGCCAGCAATGGCGGCGGGCTGGAAGTGTAGCGTGAGTTTCCAAATTCTTCTCCCCGAATACATCAACCCGCAACTGATGAACGACACCCTTCAGTACGCAGGAAGGATCGTCGGTGTTGGGGATTTCCGGCCTTCGTTCGGTAGATTCCAGATAACCGGATTCAAGGTCATTGAATTAAAATAGGCTTGGCGGGGCATGGTCCGGCATGGCAAGCCATGGCGGGGTGTGGTGTGGCGTGGTCTGGCGGGGTGCGGTCAGGTCGGGCGAGCAGGGGTAAGGCTTGGTCAGGCGGGGTCCGGTTGGGCACGGTACGGCATGGTCGGGGTGGCGATCTTCGGATCGCCATTTCCGCTTTGGGAGACAGATGCTAAATACTGACGAACTCTTAACGGCACTTGAAATATGCGAAAAATCTGCGTATTGGGGTCTTGGTTGGGAAAAGATGCGGATCACTCCTAACGCCCTGCTCTTGGAGGGAGTTCGCGAAGGACTATTTTCGTCAAGACTCGACTATGGGGAATCGGCTGGAGAAAAGGTAGTCGAAATCGCCAGCCGTAGGGAACTGACCACAGACTACGCCAACGTCTACGATCAGGTCATCCACACGGCCAGCCTCGCAGACATCCTATCTTGTGCTCTCAGGAAGGCCGTAGACGAGCCTTGGAGGCTCCCTGAGCCTGTTACCCTACCCTCCGGGCACATCTGGCGTTCCAGTAGCCTCCTATCGCCGTCAGGAGCCTCTTTAAGAAGGATTGCCATCGTCTCAAACTGGTCAAAAGACAAACATTTTAGCTTCTGCCGGTCGTGGGAGACAATCGGCAATGTGTGCGCCTATGCCATGCCGATGCAGTTGGCTATTTGCGTTTTGGGCCAAGTGAGGGACGGCAAGCGGTACGGATACTTTTCAAGAGGGTACCGACACCCGATCAATAAAGGGTTGAGATTTCGCAAAAAAAACGACACAAGTACATCGTTCAAAAGCACTTGGATTACTATTTTTAGAGAGGATTACGATGATATTCCAACGTCTCAGTGGCTTCAAACGATGTACTCTGATGGAGTTTTAGAGGATTCTTGCTTTTCGGTGACCGTCAATGTACCAGAGGAGAGCGCAAGAAAACACGTATTGGAGGTGGCTGCGAGAAAACTGGATCGGATAGAGAAGGTGACATCGACGCCAGACGAAAACTACACGGGCTGTTTCTGGCCCACCCGCTGCCAATTTATTGCGCCGTGCCATGCTGGAGAAAAAGCGCCGAGTGGGCGCTACGGATTTGTTCCCGCATCGGCGCTGACATAACCTGATTCTTGAATGAATACGTAGCGAACCGGGCTGAATCGAATCATGCGCGTGAGAAGCCAGAGTGCGTATTCCCACCAGTGATAGCGGTGGTTGTTGAGTGCCAAGCCGACAGGAAGCATGTGGACTGGCTTGCCAGTTACCTCCCACGTTTCTGGGTCCTTCAAGAACATGACCTGTCCGACAACGATGCGCTTGTCGTGCCAGCGGTTGATCTTCACGTAGCGGTAGCATCCTTTTGGGATTACCATCCCCTGACCAACGGAAATAGTTGAGGCTCGGACCAGAGCATCTAATGCGGATAGGTCTTGAAAGTCTTTTGGTAAAGTTAGCCCATTCATTGTTTTTCCTCTCCCGGTATATCGGCGTTGGGGTAGCGGCGTGGCAGCACTCTCGCGGAATACCGCCACTCCATGTTAGTCCCTCACAGGGGCACGTCCCCAGTCATTTACTTCGGTCGCAATGCGAATGCCCCACTCTGTGCTGGCCGGAACAGTTGAGGGTTTGTGTTCTTGATGTTGAACCGCTGCGCCATCGCCCACGATCCTCACGTAGGTTTCGCCGTCCTTCTCGTACATTTCCACGGCATCAACTTCTTCGCATACAAGCGAATGATGATGACCTGTTGCTTCACCTAACGCCAGTGGGCGCATAGGAATCTTCTTTGCATCTTTCGGAATCCGCTTCATTTTAGTTCTCCCTCCTCGGTTAGCTGTGTTGTTGAACAATGCGCTCGTCTGATTGATCAAGCGCCCACATGAGAACGTCGCCTTGGCGGATGTATTTTCCGCTCTTATATTCTTGCTCCGTCATGCCAAAACTTCTGGCCACTGCGGCATAGACTCGTGTTTCATCATGCGCCACGCGCTGAATATACTGCCTCCCAGTGCTTGGGCAAGTGAGCCGCACGAACTTTAATGGTCGATCCTCAAAATCGCGGAGGAGAGCAGACTCCATTAAATCAGCCTGCTCTATTCCATCAACATAATCAAACGCTGCGGGGTCGGAGTTGTCAACCAATTCTGACTTGGATAACGATGGGAAATGTGATTTTAGAGTGTCGGTGTGCAACACTTTCATCTCTGAAATCTCTACGAACTTTGCCCATCCCATCCTTTCGACCATGCACCGTCGAACCTCTGCGTTTTGTTCATTCTTAATTTGCTCGACGGTGATGGTTTCTGGAGATTCAATTACCTGCGCAGGAACCAAGGTTCCATGATAGGAGTAGACCTTCCAGCCGTCCTTGAACTCCATGGCGGCTTTTGTATCGTGATGAAGTTGCCGTTGATCGTCTATGGTACAACAGATAGGACGCTCACTGACAAAGCAAAATCCTTCATAGGGAAACCACCAATTCGCTGATTCCGCTATATCCTGCCACCAGCCAAGATGTATTGATTTTTCTGGATCATAAGAAATCTTCAACGTAAGTTCCATGAAACGATAAAATCCAATCCAGTATTGTTCCTGCTGCCCCCAATAAGACGACTCCAGAGACGACCTTAGAGACAAATCCAGAGACGACACCAGAGACGACCCCAGAGACGACCCCAGAGACGACCACAGAGACGACACCAGAGACGACCCCAGAGACGACCCCAGAGACGACCACAGAGACGACCTTAGAGACGACTCCAGAGACGACCCCAGAGACGACCTTAGAGACAAATCCAGAGACGACCTTAGAGACAAATCCAGAGACGACCTTAGAGACAAATCCAGAG